ACTTATGATTATGAATGGCCTGTTATCTTAGGAGCTACAAAAATGTATCTAGATGAATATGAATCCAGAAATTGGTCATACATGAGAACATCTCAATATTTTATTAGAAAGCAAAATCAAGATAGAACTTTTGATAGTGATTTGGCTAATTATTGTGATATGTTTATCAATGGTCTCGATACTGAAGATCAACATTTTAAAGAGAAAGTAGTATGATAAAAAAACGAGTTGAGATCTTGGCTTTGTCAATTATTTCAACTATCTTTAGCTACTTTATAATTAATTATATAGTAATAGAAATTACTGTTATTCAGTTTATAGGAATAGAATTAGTTATTGGATTGCTAGGATACTTGCAAGACAAGCATAAGGTAAAATTATTAAAACCCTAGTATATGTGGAAACGACAAAAACAATCTTTTGTTGAAGCATTGTCTTATTTAGATAGGCGGAGAAAAGGTGAGATAAAAAGTATTAAAACCCCTTGGGCTAAGTTTAATGATGCATCTATTGACGGTATTGAATGGAACACTATTACTGTTATAGGTGGTAGACCCGCTTCAGGAAAGACCTTAATAGCTGACCAAATCATTAGAGAAGCTTTTATTCTAAATTCTGAACAAGATTTTAGAGTTTTACAGTTTCAATTTGAAATGCTTGGTAGAGTCCAAGCAATTAGAGAATACTCAAGTGTAATAGGTAGATCCTATAAATACTTGTGTAGTGCTGATGGAAAATTATCTGAAGAAGATTTACAAAGATGTATTACATACTCAAGGAAGAAAGTTAAAAACTCAAAGATTGACGTAGTAGATACACCACAAACTGTTGATGAATTTAAAAAAGAAGTTATAAAATATTTTGAAGCTTACCATACTTTAGATAATGAGCATCAAAAAGTTTATACACACACTCTGATTACTATTGACCATTCTGTTCTGTTTAAAAAAGCTCCTTATGAGAAAGATAAACAAGACATGTTAAATAATTTAGGAGAAGCTCTTACAGAACTTAAAAAGAAGTATCCTGTGGCTTTTATTGTGTTGAGTCAGTTAAATAGAAATATAGATCACCCTGATAGATCAGAAGATGGTAAATATGGTAATTACATATTAGAATCTGATATCTTTGGAGCTGATGCTTTATTACAGCATGCTGATTTAGTTGTTGGTATTAACAAACCAGCCAAGCAAAAGATTAGATTCTATGGACCTGATAGATACATTATTGATGATGATAACACTTTAGTACTTCATTTTCTAAAATGTAGAAACGGTGACACAAGAATGAGCTTTTTCAAAGCTGAATTTGAAAAAATGAGAATAGTTGAAATGACTACTCCAGCAACACAACAAAAACGTATAAATGTATAATTATGAATGTAAGTGTAAAATTAACTACAGCTGAGCGTAGAGACAAAACTGAAGAGCTAATAAAAGAGCATCAGTGGAAATTTGAGGTATTAAAGGAAGAAACTCCTTTGTTTATACCAAAATCAGCATATATACCACGAGGAAAAAATGAACACTTTGTTAGTTTCTTTCCAAGTGAATTATCTAGACAACAAGATATATATCTTGAATTTGTCAGCTATGATTTATTACCTGAAGATCCTAACCGTACTTTGTATAAGTTAAGATCTAACCTCTATTTTGATGAGGAGTATGAAAAAACAGAAGGTGCTAACTTTAGATATCTTGTACCAATTAAAGAATTGGTGAAGATTGAAATACTTAACCCTCATGTTAATGATGAATTTGAAGGACTAGAAAAGCTTACTCAAGCTCAATCTAAATTAAGCTTTGATGATCTAATGGATTTTCCAGAAGATGTTAAACAAGAACCTTCTAAAGTACCTGATTTATCTGTTGATGATTTACCTGTATCTGATTTAACAATAAGAGACTTAATTGCTATCTTACATAAGATGCCAGTAAGTAAAAAAGAATGGTTAAATAAATTAATTACAGACTAATGGAAATTGTATTGCCGAAAGCCAGGAGTAAACCTGAAGTTAAAAATCCAAGTAATCTGATTATATTTTCTAAGCCTAAAACAGGTAAAACAAGTTTAGTGGCAGCCCTAGACGGTTGTTTACTATTAGATTTTGAACAAGGTTCAAACTATGTAGAGGCTATGAAGATAAAGATAGATAATATTAAACATCTGAAACTTGTTGGTAAAGCTATTAAAGATGCTGATTATCCCTATAAGTATATTGCTGTTGATACAGTAACTGCTTTAGAGGATATGTGTATACCTTATGCTGAGACTCTTTATTCACAAAGCCCTATGGGTAAGAATTGGTTTAATGAAGGAGGTGGTAAATCTAAATATGGAAATATTATAGGCATGCCGGAAGGTGCAGGTTACTATTGGCTAAGATTAGCATTTACTAAGGTGATAGATTATATCACAACATTGGCTCCTCACATGATTTTGTTAGGACACGTTAAAGACACAATGTTAGAAAAAGATGGTGTAAACTTTTCTACAAAAGAACTTGATCTAACAGGTAAGCTTAAAAGAATTACAACTAGTAATTCTGATGCAATTGCTTACTTGTATAGAAAAGGTAATCAAAACATTCTTAGTTTTAAAACAACAGATGATGTAGGCTGCGGTGCAAGACCTGATCATTTAAAGAATGTAGAAATAGTAATTTCTGAAATTAACGAAGAAGGTGAGATAATTACTCACTGGGATAAAGTATTCATTGACTAAAAAAAATAACAAATCATGGGATTAAGTACAGACAATCTACCAGAAGGTGGTGGAATAAACAAAGTTGTTGGACCAGGTAACGTAACAGCAAAAATTAACAGCATAACATTAGAACCTTTTAAGTTCATACCTGATGCTTATCATTTAGTAATGGACATAGAAACAGAACCTATTGAAGGTTTTGAAGGTTTTCTGTTAGATAAAGAGCAACCTCAGTTAGGACATCACAAAGGTCAGGTTGGTAAAGTTAAAGCTAGTCAATATGCTTTTGCAGATGGAACTACTAAAACAGGTATTAAAATAGAAAGAGATAGAAGTATTCTTATCTTTCTAAAGAATCTATGTTCTGCACTAGGAAAAGATGAGTGGTTTAAAACTCAAAACAATAAGCATAATACTATAGAAGATTTCATAATGGCTGTTAACAATGACCGCCCATTTGATGGAATATTCTTAGATTTTTGTTTAGCGGGTAAAGAATATGAAAACAAATCAGGTTATATATCTCACAACTTGTGGTTACCAAAATCAGAAAAAGGTTCATATGCATTTACACCTAAAGGAACAGGTAAAGTAATGATTTATAATGAAACAAAACATTTGACAAAATTAGATACTAAACCAGTGTTTAAATTTGAAGATGATGACAATTCTATAGGTCAAGACTTTAGTCAAGCAGGAAGTGATTTTGATTTAGACTAGTTTATTTTGAACATAAAAAAAAGAGGGTTACATTTGACCCTCTTTTTTTATATTTAAAGATTTATGATATCAGTAGAAAATTTACAATTTTATGGGGATATACCTGACGAATGGATCTTTGAGTATTACTTAAGTTTACGAGAAAGCCTTGTTGGTCAAGATGTAAAAATCCTCTCCGTTTTTAATAGTAGTGATAAAGTACCATCTATGTGTGTTTATGTAGATGAAGTAACTATGAGTTATAAGTTTAAAGACTTTAGTTCAGGTTATCAGGGTAATGCTATTAGTATGGTAATGAAACTATATAACTTAAGTTATGTAGAGGCAATTGCCAAAGTACAAGCAGATTATGTTGATACACCTAAAGTAAAGCGTGAACTAATACACCATGAAAAATTCAGAGTTACTGATTATGAAATAAGACATTGGAATAAAGAAGATGCTAAATACTGGTTACAATTCAAGATAACTTCAGATATACTAGAAAAGTATGAAGTAGCACCTTTAGAATATTATGTTATGTCTAGAAATACACCAGAAGGTGTTTTAGAGACCTTTAAAAGCTCTAAGTTATTTTTATACGGATACTTTAGTGCTGAAGGTGAGTTAATCAAAATATACCAGCCTAAAATCAAAGATAAAAAGTTTATTAAGGTTAGAAACCATTTACAAGGGTATGATCAATTAACTTTTAAGACTAAATATCTTTTAATAGTATCTAGTCTTAAAGACCTTATGGCTTTTGAAAGATTAGGTATAAAAAACATTGAAGCTGTTGCACCTGATAGTGAAAACAGTATGATACCTAAACCGATCATGCAACAACTAATTGCTTCTTATACTAAAGTTATAGTATTGTTTGATAATGATGATCCTGGTAAAAAATCTGCAGAAAACTATCATAGACTATACAGTTTAGATAATGTTAATTTAGATCTATCTAAAGACTTATCAGACTCTGTTAAAGAATATGGTATTGTAGAAGTAAGGAACTTAATTTACAAATTATTAAAACAAGTAATATAATATGGAAAAAGAAGTATTAATTACAAAAATTCAGAATGCTACAGGAGTGTCTTTAGAAAAAGCTGAAGAATTAGCTACTGTACATAAAGATTTCCATAAAGCTTTAACTTATCATTTTTATGAAGGAGACTTCAGCATTACAGTAAAAAGAGTTAAGATGTTAAAAGAAGAAGGTGCATCTAAAATTATTAAAAATCAAAACACATAGATATGAAACAGACAGCAGTGGAAACATTATATAAGTTTTTATATGAGATGGAAAGTTTTGAAGGATTTGATCCTTACAATTTTAATCAAAAAGAAGTATTTGCTAAAGCCAAGCAAATGGAAAAGGAACAAATGTGTGGTTTTGCAGAATTTGTAGCAACATATTCTGACAAGAATAAAAACTACTTGGGAGATATGCTACATGCTAAATCAAAATATGATGGTGCAGAAAGAACTATTGACTTATTAGAACAATACTACAACGAAACCTTTAAATCAGAATAAGATGAAGAAAAAACTAAAAATAATAGGCGTATTTTTAAATCCTTATATTTTATGGATTATAATATACGCAATTTTATTAGGAATAGGAGCATTAATATTATCATAAAACCTTTAAATCAGAATAAGATGAAGAAAATAATTAAACTTTTATTTAGTGACACATTATATATGGTGTTACTAGTGCTTTGTGGAGCATATCTAGTTTCACAAGAAAGATATAACCGAGCTTATATGATAATGGCATCTTTTGTAGTAGTTGCTGTAAGAAAAGCAGTAAAAAGTAAACCAAAACAAAGATGAGTAGGGATAACAA